CCGGGTCAAATGGCGGTACGGCTCCAATTCTGCCAATATCAACATACGCTGCAATTGGGTTGGGTTGTTCCGGTACTCCGTTTCGATAATCTGATTTTGTAGGGCGTCCAATTCTGCCTCACTTGCGCCGCTTTCCTTTGCCGACTTGTAACGGTTCCGCAACTCGCTTGCGTCGTACAAATAAAACTCCGTCCCGTAATTGACTTTTGCAGATACGAACATATTGCCGTATCGTAAGCGGCAAACCGTTTCATCGACGAACTGTTGGGCGGCTTCAAAGCCTTTTTTCACTCGGTTTAATACCGTGCTTTGGCTCTCAAATGCGGCTTTAACCTGTTGTTCGTTGAATGCCTCCCGTTGGGTTACTTCCTCGTTTTGTCCGACGACGGCGGTAATAATGTTTTCCCGCAATCGCTTTTCTTCCTCAACGTTATAATCCAAACTTGTACGGTCAACGGTCAACATTTGTACCGGGTTCCGCAAATCGGGTTGTTTGTCCCCGTCCGGTATCGGTATTTCAACAAAGGAACCCGCCCCGGTAATCCGTTTGTCGCCGCACTTGGGGCAACGCATCAATAACCCGGCTTGGTCTAACCTGTAATACCCTTGTTTGTCTTTCAAAAATCCACCGTCGCAATAATCGCCGTTTTCGGCGTTTGTAAAATCGCACGATTGTTCGTAACCGGAATATATCGGGTACGCCCCGTACATATCCAAATGCCGCTTCGATATATGGAAAAACAAAAACCAATCCAACGCCTCCAATTCTTTTGTTAGCGGGGATTGTTTAACGTCCGGTTCTCGCAAATTCATTGGCTCGTTCCAAAAGAAACGGGCGGGGCAATAGCGCAAATCGTGTGGGTTATCAACCAATAATTCGCCTATGTTGCCGCCGTCGTCCTCTGCAAATACTCTGTATCGTTCATCGTCAATAACTGCAATACGTTTATCGGGTTGACGGAAAATTATCCAATCCATAACCCCGGTTGTCCGGTTCGCTTCAAAGGTTATGACGCTTTCGATAGGTAGCCAATAAAAATACGGGGTTGGGTATAGGTCGGCGGGGTTTTGCTCGGCGGGCAAATCAACTATTAAGACGCTGTTTATTTCCGTCTTGAAAAACTCCCAACCTTTTGTACTCCAAATTTCCGGCTCCTTTAATACATCTTGGCGGTAATACTCCCAATCGTCCCGTTGTTCCGTGTTTTGGAATTGATAGTTGAACGCCGGGTTACGACCGTCGAAAATACGACTTAATTTCTTAAAACAAACGTCCGTTACCTCGTTGGTACGAACGGGGTAACGGAACAATGTTTTGAAGATTTTGAATTTATCGTGCGGGATAAGATTTTGAACCCATGCCAAAAAATCGGTCGTGGGTAAACACATTAAGGGCGTTACGTTGGTTTGGGCGTGAAATTTAATGCGGTTTTGGTGTATAACCGCTTTATTTATCGTCGCCTTTTTCCTCGGTTCCGTTATTTCCTTTCTTATGCGTTTTATATCTAATCCCATTTTCTTTGCTAAATTCAAAAGGTGTTTTTTCGGGCAACTGCCAACCGCCATTGTTAGGCATCCGCAACAGGCGTTCGGCGTGGTTAATCTCAAATTCTTCGGTCGTGTTAAGGGTCGGACACTCCAACACGACCTTTGTAACTTTCGCCGTCATTACGCTTGTGCGGGTTTCAAATCCGTAAGCGGGTTAAACACCGGGACAACAATCGCCAAATCGTCCGACCAATTCGGCAAAAACGACCATTGTATTGCGTTGCTGTCCGGGGCTTCCAATCCGCCCAACGTCTTATCGCCGATAAACAACGAACGTATCGGTATCGGGTAATATGTACCGTCGGCATCCCCCTTGATTGCGCCGATTGCGCCGTTTTCGTCGAAAATGTAGATACCCAAATTGTCGCCCCAACTTTCGCATTGCATTTCCTTTAATGCCTTGATAACCTCTTGCGGGGCTTTGCGGATAACTCCGGTAAACGGGGTTGGTTCACGTCCAATAATTTCTTCGACGCCTCCCAACGTTTCGTTACCGCCTCCAAAGGTGCGGGCGGCTCCCGCCTCGGCGGTCGGGGCTTGGATATACGGCGAAACAACTACTTTCGTGCTATTCGCCGCCGATAACAGGGGCGTCCACGACGCTAACGCCGTAATCGCTTTTTCACTCGTAAAACTGTTTTTGCTTCCGTCGTCTTTCATAAGACGTTGAAAAGCCACTTTTTGAACCTGTCCGAAACTTTCCGAACACGTAATTGCGGGTACATCGGGCAACGCCGCCGCCGCTGGACATTTACAAATCATACTTCTTTGTTTTTAACGTTAAAAATATTGTTACTTTCTCCGGGGCTGTCCCTTTGCCCCCTTGTTTCGGTTACAAAGTTATAAACTTTTTCCCGGATAATCTTGCATATCTCATAAATATTGCTAATTGCGTCGTCTTACGCCTCGGTTTGCGTGTGCGTATGGCTGTATATTGCCGTCCGCAATCTCCTTTTCATATATCCCGGTCAATCCGTCCTCCGGGTCGTCGTGCGTGTTGGCTCCGAAATTGCGCAAAAATCCGGTTACATGGTCGTAAACGGCTTTGAACCGGGTTTCCCAACCGAACGGCATAATTATATGTTGATTAACCATTGCGGACGCTGTTATTATCCGGCTTTCCTTGTTGCCCCCTTGATAAAACGGGTCTGTAATCGCCCGGACTTTCTTTTTAATAACCTTTTCATAACCCGCACCGCCGTTGTTGCTCTCAACCCACGCTTTTTGCGTCCCGTTACGGTTAATCATCGCCGGGACGGTTACGGTTGTAACGTCCGTATTTTCGTCCGTCATTTCCATATCTGTAATAAGGGCAAACAATATCGGCTCCATGCGCTTTGTTTTCTCGTTGAAAAACATATTGTCGGACTTATACACGTCATACGTTGCGGCAAACAACAGGTCGTCGCCCTCATCGGCAACGTCAATGTATGCGCCGGAACGAATGTACGTGCCGTAATCGGATTTTTCGACCCACGTTTTGAAAGGTTGGTACAATCGACCCTCGGCGGAACCGGGGTTGCCTTGATAGAGGCATTGAAATTGCACCGGGTCTAATGCCTTTTGCGCTTCCAACTTTTGCTTACTGTGTCGGCTTTCCCATAATGCCGCCCCCGGTTCCCGTGGGTCTATCTCGGTCGGTTCCCCGGTTTTCAATCCCTCAAAGTTTATGCGCACCCACGCCCCCGGCGTTACGTTCTCCAAATCCGCCCAACACTTAACATCAATAATCGTTTCGCCGCTCTTTTCAATGCGCCCTATCAAATCGTCGTCGTGCCAACGGGTAAATACAATCAATTCTTGACTATCGTTGTGTAAACGGGTGCGTACAACGGTCGTGTACCATTTCCACGCCGCCGCCCGTACTATCGGGCTGTTACCCTCGGCGTAATCCTTATACACGTCGTCCAATATCGAAACGTCCACGGTTTTAGACGTCAGCGAACCGCCACGACCGACGACACGCAACGACCCCTTACGCCCGACCATTTCGATAACATCGGAATTGCGCAAATAGGTATTCGCCATTGTTACGACGTTCGACCCATTTAAGTACGTGCCGGGGAATAATTCACGATACCGGGGCGTGTCGATTATTCGTTGAACGTCCCGGTTAAAATCCCGTGCGATTGTCGCCGCATACGAACCGATACATATTTTGCGGTCGGGGTCTAACCCCAACATAAATGCGGGTAATTTGCGGCTTGACCCCTCCGATTTGCCATGTTGCGGCGGCTGTTGTACAATCATCTTTCGTATTTTGCCATGCGCAAACATATCCAACAGGGTATAATATACAACATGAAACGGTTCCAATACCAAATCCGGTTGCATATACCGGGCAAAGTTTATCAGCCTATTGCGTGACGCCGCTTTTACTAATTCCCCGGGATTGTTTTTTAGTGCGGCGTACATTTTAAGTAATTGTTCTTTATCCATTTTGTTTAATTCTTAAAAATAAACCATATATTTTTGTCTTATCCCCGTATTTTTTCTGACTTAAAAACCGGAAATCTTAAAAAACGACCAATTTAATGTTTCATTTTCCATTTGTCGCACGCTTTTTCCGAACGTATTATACTGCGATTTTCGACAAACGGGCATTTTAAACAAATTGGGTTCCCGTCCATATCCAAATTTGAATGTTCATAATAGAATTTACCCCAACCACATTCGCCGCACGTGTGTACGGGTTTCGGTTCATCTTTTTTCTTGATATTATTCTTTGTTGTTCGTGCCATCGTCAATTACTCCTTTTTCTTCTTGTATTCTATTATATTCTCCTTGCTGCAATTTATCGGCAATTCCAAACAATAGGTCGTCGGGCAAATCCTCAAAACAATATTCGTGGGTTTGCTCTCCCGTTGCTTTTGTTTCCTGCGTTTCTACCTTTTGTTTGTTAACCCATTTTTCCGGCGCAACATTTGTCAAAGCAAAAATTAATGCCCCGGTATCGGGTTGTATATGCTTTACTTTTGTTTTTTGACTTTTAATTTTCGGGTTCCCTTGTGCGTCGCTTACGTACTCGGTTTCTGTTTCCGTTATTTCATATCCCATTGCACGTTTCCACAATGTAGCCTCCAACTTTCCGGTTATCGTCGCTTGAAACTCTTCTTTTGCTTTTTTAATGCGTTCCGAAAATTCCGGCTTCGCCTTTATCCAATCATGGAACGTACTATCTCCAATGCCAACTTTTTTGCACGCTAATTTTTGGCTATCCCCGTCCCGGATAAAACCGCAAATTGCCTCTACCGTCTGTTTATTATACTTTGCCATATTATCCTAATTTTACGGCTTTACGCCCGGTTAATGTTTCCCAACGGTTAATAATCACGTCGCAATAACGCTCCGTTAATTCCATCATATAACATTTGCGGTTTAATTGTTCGCACGCTATCATTGTTGAACCACTTCCGCCAAATAAATCCAATACCAACTCATTTTCTCGGCTGCTTGATTTTATTGCACGCCCGCACAATGCAATTGGCTTTGGTGTCGCATGTCCTCCGGTGTTTATCCTTTCTTCTTGCTTTGCCCTATCAAAATGCCATACATTATTCATGTTGTCGTGAGTATTATTGAAATATGCCCTTGAATCATAATATCCTTTTTTCAGTTCGTCATATTCTTTTTTCAGTTCGTCATATTCTTTTTTCAGTTCGTCATATTCTTTTTTAAAAGCCTCGTTCTTTATGTTTTTTTCTTTTCTCTCTATTTCTGCCTCATTACGCCATCTTTCATAAACTGATTTTGTAGGAAAACAAAATTGACTTTTTCCAGTCCAATGGTCAAATGACTTTGGGCTATGCCCTGCAATTGTTTTCATTTTTGCAACACTCCATCCCATTAAATCACGGGATTTATAGAGATAATTTCTTATTGGCTCCCAACCATCAAAGTAGTTATCTGCATTAGTGTTAAATCCTTGAACGCCCATCATTATAAACAAACACTTTTCGTCTGCTATTGGGTACATTCTGAATTCATTAGAATTTTGCCCCTGCCCATTTTTTTTATCCCATGTAATAAGATTGCGAAACGTGATTTTGTTTTCCCGTTGCATAGGTCTTAATATATTGGCGTAAATATCCATTAATGGTTCGTCTATACCCCAACAATACCAACTCCCATTTTCTTTAAGGTTCTGAAATGAAATAGGAATCCAACGTTTATTAAAATCCAACAAATCATCAAAATTCAAATTGTCGTTTACAACGCCCTCTTTTTCTTTTTTCATTCCATACGGCGGGTCTGTAAAAACTAAATCGGCAACGGTTCCGTTCATCAGCCTTGCAACATCATCTTTGTTTGTGCTGTCCCCACACATAAGACGGTGTTCGCCTAACTGCCATATTTCGCCCGGTTTTACTCTTGGTTTGAGTTTTTCCGGTTCCGTGTAATTATCTTCCTCGGCTTTCTTTCCGGGTGCCTCGTTAAACCATCCTTTCGGGGTTTCAATGTTCCATGCTCTAATTTCGTCTTTGCTCCAATCTTTTGCAAGTTTTGCCCAATCGGTTTGTCCGGTGCTTTCATTATCTAACAAAGCCATACGGCGTAATTTGTCAACCGGGGTATCCTCCGGCAAAGCAATAATTGGCACCTCCTTACGTTTCAAAGCCCTTTGTGCTTCTAAACGTCTATTACCACCTATAACGACGTAACGACCGTTATATGGAAAACACAACGCCGCACGTGCAATTGTCATTTCCGGCAAATCCTCAATACTCTTTTCCAAATTGCGCTGCTTTGCATCCTCTCTCGTTCTCGGATTTTCCGGAACGCCGGGTATTTGTCCCTCGTTGTACTCTAATAATTCTATCGGTACAAACTGAATCTGAATTTCATTGTTATTTTTCATAAACTTTCTTTCTTTAGGGTTTTTATTCCCCGGTTGATACTTTTATTGTCTTAATGGTTATCTTTCAACCACGGGATAAATTTACGGCTTTTCCGGTGCATTGCCAAACGTTTGTACTCTCATGTATATAAACGGCAAAACCCCGGCGATTGTTTCCGGGGCTTATTGCCTATTGTCCTATACCGTTTTCGTATCTCCCATTTGAGCAACGAAAATAATGTTGCGTTCCACGGGGGTTGGTGTATTTCGTTCCCCCTTTCATTTCCTTTATTGCCAAACATACCGGGGCGGGCTTTCCATTTACCGGAAATTCCGGGTTGAAATATCGACACGTTCCGCATATCTTTTCGGGGCGTCGATTATCCGGGGCGCATCCGGTCGGCATATTGGGAATTTCCGACGAACATTTATTTTTCATTGTGTCGCCCTCCTTTCCGTTTATTCTTTCCCCGGCGTTTATCCCGTGGGTTGCGCCGTGGCATTTCGACCCGGTGTATTTCAACCGTTGTTCCGGGGAACATTTCGCCGAAAAATTCCGCCATTGCTTCCACTTCTTTTGGCACGTCGAACGCTTCCGGTTTCTTATATTCCCTTTTACGTTCCGGTTGATTTTCCATTTGGACGGCGGGGCAAACGTAGATAATCGGGCTACCCTTACAAGTGTTCACGGGCTTTGCTTTCTTTTCACTTTCGCAAATCGCTTTATGTTTCCGGGCGTAATCCGCCGTTCTAAATTCGTGGAAATCGTCCCGGTGTGCGCTTGCACGTGTGAACATTTCCATTGCTTCAACCGCAATGCGGGCTAAAATAAAATCCGGGGTATCATTAAACGCCTTTTCCATTGAATTACGGTTTACTACCTCGGCAATCTCTTTCAAAAATTTTTCTCTTTTGTTCATCGCTTTATTGATTTTTAGGTTTGTACTCTTGGCACGGCATAACGCCGCACGATTGTTCGCATTTGAACGCCTCGCAATAACCGTTCCCGTTGACATCCTCGTTTGTAAAGTTGGCGCAATTCCCGCATCCCTTATCGCCGGGTTCTTTCGGTACGCTTACGCCTTTCGGCTCAAACTCCCGGTTAAACTCTCTTTCCGGGCGGGTTGTCAATCGTCCGTCCGGTTCCCGGACAATGTAGTACGTTTCCGGGGCGTCAATGAAAATGCCGTTGCCGTCCGGGAACGAATAAACCGCCCGCCCGTTTGGGGTTCTCGGTATCGTCATGGTTCCGCCTCCGGTAAATCTCAACAGGTCGTCCAAATTGTCCCGGCGTACCTGTATTGCGTCAACTTCTAACAACGTGCGGCAATATCGGGTTCCCGCCGTGGCGTCCGGCTCAACTAACCGGGTGCGGATTTGTTCCGGGTATTCCGTCGGGTCGTACTCGACGTTGAAAACAACGGCGGCGTCTAACGTGTGGGTAACTAACAAGCGTTTCCCCAATCGTCCGGCGACTGCCTGTTTTAGTGCTTCAATTGCGTTTCCCTGTATCTCGGTTGTGTCAACCGTGATTTCGTAACGGTCGGGTTTTTCCTCGACCTCCGGTTGGCTTTTGGCAATATCGCCAATCATAACCAACAATTCCGCATCAAACGGGTTTAACTTACTTTCTGTCATATTCTAATTTTTTATTCGTTCTTACTGTTTTCGGATATGCCAACCGCCAAAATATCGTTTTTCGGTCGGTTCTGTTGTACTTATCGCATTGCCTACCTATTCCGGGGCAATCTTCCCTTTGGATTTTGCAGCGAACGCAACGTTGCGTAAATATTGCGGGGTTGTTGTTGGCTAATCGTGCATCCGCTGCCGTCCATATCTCGGCAATCAATACCATACCCCGGTAAACGCAACGTTCGCCGGGGTTGTACTCTCTGTTTGGGTCGAACGGTTCGGGTTGCTTTACTCTCATTCTTTGCCCGCTTCGTTTACATAGTCAAACAATGCGTCCAAATCTTCCTTTGCGCCTTTTACGCAAATTCGTATCCTATCGCCGCCCGCTAATGCGGTTTCGACAATCTCACAATTATACCGGGGGGCGTTTATCTGTATCATTGCCGCCGTGGTATTCGTTACAAACTCGTTTCTTTCTTCCATGCTCTCGGATTTTTGTAGTAAATAAAATGTTTCCGTTGGGTCGTTCTCGCTTTGACACGCCCCCAACAAAAGCGTTGCCAAAGATAACAATAAAATCTTTGCTTTCATCGTTTTACCTTTCTTTTAATCCATATAAACCGTATGCCAATGCCGACAAACAATATTTTCGCCTCAATATCAACATAACGGTCGTAACCGTTTATTGCATCAATGGATACCCCAAATTGCCAACTATGATATTGCCAATACTCACGGGCGTAAACATATACGCCGACCCGCCCAACGTGTATGCCTGTTTGGACGGTGTGTTTGTCCTTACTCATTGTGTGCCTCCTTTCTTGCTAATTCATAACCCTTTTTATCCATTACCATTGCCACGGGGTACGGCAATATACAATCTTTGGTATATACGAGATTATAGATACCCAATTGCCCCTTAACCGGAAATTCAATAACCCGGCGGGGGTTGCGCATCAACCACCCGTACCCCTTTGTTATTTTCGCCCTCTTTTCCTTTGGAATCCGGGTGTTTTCCCAATCCTCCGGCGTAAACTCTTTTATCGGCTTTACGTCGTACAACTCAACCAATCCCAAAGTAACGCCGCTTTCCATTCCCGGATAAACCGGGGACGCTGCGGAACATATCAACACGTCGCCACGGTATGACGTGTTTTTGCTCCGAACTTCAATTGTCTTTTTCCCGTAAACAATACCGTTTTCGTCCTTGTACGCCTCCGTTACCAAATCATTTGCGTATGGCTGTTTTACGGTCAACGCACGCCAACGGTCGTGCTTTTCCGGGTTGTAATCTTTATTGCTGTACTGCATATTTACTTTTTATTTTCGGGTTCCTCGGTTTCGTCGTCGGGTTCCGGGTAATGGATAAATCCAATTTGCCGGACGTTTTGGATTGGCTCGTAAATGATAACGACAATATCGCCGTCCGTCCTTACTCCGACCAATCGGCAATCGGCGGGAACCTCAACCCGTATTTCACTTTTCATTGTTAAACAAATCCCAATTAACAGGGACACAATACCCCGGCAATTCTCCCCGGTCAATCCCCAACGGATTAACAATACTATCTTTCCAATAGATACGGGGTTGTTCCGGGCGTCCCTCCCAATGTTCTGTAATCGTGTCGTAAATCAATCGTATTTCCCGTTTCGGATATTTGCCGCCGCTCTGCAACCCGATTTTATACAGGTCAACGAACGGATACGATAATTTGATTATCCCAATTGCCCGGTCGTACATTCCCGGCGGGATTGGCTCCACGCTTGCAAAGGTGCGGAACCCGTGGCGTTTTGCCCGTGCCAACACATTAACCCGCATCATATTTGGGTCGGCGTTCGGCTCCAATTCGTCGCAACCTGTCAACGTTGCGCCCAAAGCGATACGGGACACGTCCCAACCCTCGGACGCCTCGGCAAAATCAATGAAGCGGTTCAACCCCTCGGCGCATTTGCTCAATATCTTAACCGGGACGCCGTGGCGTTGGCATACGCCGACCGCTTGACGGGTCAACCGTTCCGTTTCCGGCAACAACGGGTCGGTCGTGAACGAAAAGAATAACCCCGTTTTCTGCAATTCCTCCTTATGCGCCAACAATTCGTTTTTGAAAATATCCAAAGCGTATGGATATTCCCGCAACGTCTTTTTCAACTCCGGGCGACTGCCTCCCAATACCTTTGCGCCACGACCTTTGCGCAAATAACAGTAAGTACAACCGTTGGAACAACCGACAAAGAAATTGGCGGCGTTCTCGGCGTATTCCCCGGCTTTACCTTTTGGGCTGTAAATAACCCGTCCGTTTATCGCCCCCATATCGTCAACGGCTTAAAATGGTAAATCGTCGTTTCCGTCGGGGGCGGGTGCATCCGGCACGGGCGGCGGCGGTACTTGCGCCCCGGCTCCGGTCGCTTTCGGGGTCAACATTTCCATATCGGTTGCGACTATCTCGGTAACATACCGTTTGACGCCTTGCGCATCGTCATAACTCCGGGTTCTCAATTCGCCCTCAATATACAGTTTGTCGCCCTTTTTGACGTACTGATTGGCGACCTTTGCCAACCCGTTTTGCAATACGACGTTATGCCATTCGGTACGCTCCGGGATTTGCCGCCCGTCCTTTGTGGTATAACCTCGTTTCGTGGTTGCCAACGAAAAGGTCGCCACGCAACCCCCGTTGTCGAACTCCCTAAAATCCGGGGCTTTCCCGGTATGTCCCATCAAAATAACCTTGTTTACACTCATACAAAAAACGCTTTAATTATCCAAACAATGATACTATACAACGCCCACATATAAGACGCAACCGTTAACGTCACGAACGTGTATAACGCAATTTTATATCCGGTTTTTGATTTTATTTTCATGTCACTTGAATTTTACGCAATCCAACAAATATTGTTTCTTATTGTCCGACCATCCGGCGGCATGGTTTATCGCTTTTCGGTCGTCGTCGTGTACGAACTCACAAACCCAACCGCCGACGCTTGATTTTTGAACTAATCGAACCAATTTACCAACAATGAAAGAACGCAATTTGTAATAACCTGAATTTTCGCCAACAAACAAAACCCGTCTTTCTGCATTTATTTCGGGCAGATTTTCGATTTGCGGGCGTTTCTCCCTTTCCGGGTACCTTTGTACCCTTTTAAAATCATTTTGGATTGAACGGCGGGAAATTGCCCCGTAATCGGGTGTTCTTTGTTTCGTTCTCATAATTTATATTTTTCTTTTTCTTCTTCTGTCCAATCTTTTTTAGGTTTTAAAGCCATAGGGTGAGTTTCCCTATTATATCTTATTTTTGGGTTACAAAGACAATTTTTACATTGTTCACATTCTGACGGTTCCATAGAACCGTATTCTTTCGCATACTTGCAAAGAAAACAATCTTCATCCATTTGTTGAATTAAGCGTATTTGCCTTACTATATTTCTTACACAAGCATCTAAATCAATAAAATCTGTATATCTTTCATCTTGTGTTTCTACCGTATATCTATCAACAAACCTTATTCCGCTGTTTCTTTCATCATCAATGTCTTTAATTCCCTCGTCTTTCAATTTGCGTGATATATTTAGCTGTCTAAATTCCAAAATATCATTCAAAAAATCATTAAGCCATTTTTCAAAATCTTTCCACGTGTTCCATTCAAATATTTTGAATGTATCTTTTATACTCCCGTTACAATCGGGCGTTTCATCGCACCACTTATTAATTTTTTGAACTATTTTATTTATACCTTCCGGGTTATGATAAGGGTGCATTTGATATATAACACCTACTACTGAATTTATAATCAGTTTATTTGTAATTCTAACTTTGCTCATAATTTCAAAATTTGATACTCTTTCTTTAATAATTCTATAACCTTAACGTTTCCGGGATAAATGCGCATATTTTTACGGTCGCCATTTTCCCAACGGTTGTGCATTTCAAAACAAAGGATATTGATATTGCGGGGGTCGTGCGCCATTTCCGGGTGCGAACCCCTCGTTAGGATATGCGAACAATAAACGGCGGAATAACTCGACAACGGGCGCAATGTTTCCTCGCATTGGTGCGGCTTATGTTCCCAAATCCACCTAAAAAACCGTTCGTTTGCCTGTGGGATATTCCCACGACCAAAAACGCAATACCCGAACAATTCCCGTTGGATTTCGACACGCAACCGAATATCCATTGTAAACCGCTTGTAATCCAATAGGGGGCAAAACCCCCTATCGGTTACAAATTGGTATTCTTCCCGGTCTGTTAGCAATATCGGCTCCATTGCTTACATATCCGCCGTTTCGTCCTCCGGGTCGTCCTCGTTAGCCGGGTCGCCGACCTCCGGGAACAATCCGCCCTCCTTTTCCGGTTCTGCGACCAAACCCGGTGCGGGTTCGCCGTCAACCCCGAACAATTCCAATTGCGCCTTTTTGCCTTTGAACAAAAATGCGTAAACCTCGTTTTCAATGTCCGCAACGATTGCTTCCAATTCCTCCTCAAAACCGAACGTTTCGGTATTGAATTTCAGACGGGGCGAATTTATCGCCGTCTTTTGGTTGTTGGATACCGTGAACAATCCCGTAAGGACAACCCCAACGTTATCGTCTTGACCGGAAAAGGACACGCCCCGAACCTCTATGTTTTTCAACATTTCGTCGGCAAAATCCCGTGATAACTCGCTTTGCTTTTTGGTTGCTTTGAAATCGGACGTTTCAACCATTGAAAGAAAGGACGTAATATTAAAAATCCGTCCCATGATTGGGCGCAAACGGTCGAAACAATCCCGCAAATCCGGGTGTATGTCCTTTGCACTTTCGACGTGGTATTTGTTCGTGTAACTCTCATTGCCGATTGTTTCGGTAACTTCATAATGCACGTCTAACCCGCCGTCCTTTAATGTCTTTACTTTCGACAATGCAAACGCCTTTTCACTTGGTATTAACATAACGTTTGCGGCTTTTTTTTCTTCGTTCATATTATAATATTATTTGTCGCCGGGAATCCGCCCGGCACGGTTTTAATCAAAATTAGTTTTCGTCCAACAATTCCCGTGTCTTACTATTCGACGGAACCGCCGGGCGTTCCGGTTCCGGGGTTGGTTCCGGGACGGGTTCCCCGGTTCCGATTGGTTCCGTTACCGGGTTGGGGTCGTGGAACTCAATATTGCGCCCGCCTTTGGGCTTTTCCGGCTCAAATTGGGCTTTGAGTTGTTCCGCCGGGTATTCCTTTTGCGCTAACTCAATAATCCCCAAATTAACCAATTCCGGGACGCAACGGCGCAACGCCCTTATGTCCTCTAATGCGTCATGCGCCGGGAATGTTTCGCCGGGGAATAACTTACTATATAATTCCTCTAATTTGGGATATTTTCCCGGTCGCCCGTTTGAATACAATGCGCCGACAAACTTAATTGTTTTCATCATTGTATCAATGCGTTTACCCTTATGTAATGCGTCCTCAACATGTGCGTCGTAATATTCCCGTCCACAATAGCGCAAAACGTTTGCTTTTAACATTGAACTATCAAAGTAAATGTTGTGCGCACATACAAGCGGGGCGGCGTTGGCATCCGCTAAAAATTCGTCCACAACCTCGGCAAACGGCACGCCCTCGGCAATTGCCCGTTCGGTTGTTATACCATGAATTGCGGTTGTTTCCGGGGGTATCTCGTAATTATCGGGTTTGATAATATAACTTTTTTCCTTATCGCCCAACGACCACGCCAATTGGACGACGTGCGGGAATTGCTCAAAATCCGCATCCCATTTCAAACCCTTTGCCGGAACCCCGGTTGTTTCACAATCAAAGAAACAAACATCTTTCAAATCAAATTTTTGCATAACCTTAAATATTAAATCGTTAATTACTGTTTTCGCTCTCATTGTGGTATTTATCCCGCTTTTTTTCCAATTCCAAAACGTCCCGGTTTTCCTCAATGTATTGTTTTACATCTTTGCGGCAATATGGTTGGTTCTCCAACCAAAGCAAATGCCAATACGGTACGTTTTCCATCTTTTCGCCTTTAAATTTTCCAATTGGCATTGGGTCGGTATCTGTCAATTTTGCCATTATTTATTTACTTTATAAAACGCCTCGGCAAATCCTTGTGAACACAAAGAACGAAAATCCGAATCGTTGGTTACTACATCAATAAATTTATTAAATTCCGGGATTAAATGAATACTGCTTTTGTGTAAACAATCCAACCCCGGTTTATTGCGCCTTGGTTTTATATACAAATCCAATTTCGGTACATCCTCCCATTTTTTAAATATAATTTCGGGCTTTACAAATTCCCCCCAAATGGCGGTCTTTTTCGTCCATGGACTACCGAATTGCCACGGTTGATAAACCATTTTCGGCTCCCCTAATATTTGTTTTAACCTACCATTAAACGGGTTTTCTAAAATCCAAAATTTGGGGTTACTTTCCTTTATTATTCGCAAACAATGATTAACTAAAAACATTCCCTTTTCTAAATCTCCAACCTTGTTGAAGTTGCTTGCTGTCGAAAATTCCGTACAAACGGGATTTGCTATAATTCCATGTATGGGTATATCCGGCGTATAATTTTCAACTCCAATATCTTTGCCTATTAAAATAACGTTATAATTGTCGTCATTCTGATAATACCAACTATCACTCCCAACATCCGCACATAAATGCAATATATTCTTTTTCATAATTATAATGTTCGTGGGTCATCAATAAATGTATTGTATTCCTCGGCAGCTATCTGTTTGAGCGTTTCGATATGCTCGATTAACTCGGCGTTCGACAATTCCGCCACGGTGCGCAATTCGTGGGAATATTTCCCGGTTTCCTCGTTGACCCGCTCGACGTACATAATTGGGGAAAACTCCCGCAACCTCCGTTCCGTTTGTTCCTCCGTAAGACGTTCGCCCGTCTCCCAAATGGCGTGTCGGAACGTGGGTACAACATAGTTGAAATAATAGCCTTTCAAAGCCTCGGACGAACCGGGCGACGCAACAATAAACCGGGCAATTATCCGGGAACCTTTCCAACCCTTGAAAAATTCGTTTAATTCGCCCATGTACATTGCCAACCCGCCGTTATTATTTATCGTCCCCGTTGCCGTTATTTCTCGCTTTCTCATCGTCGATTAACTTTTGCATTGTGACATTAAACGCTGTCATTCCAACCGCACGAATAAACGCCCGTTCGCTCGACGAATACCCGGTTGCGACCTTATCCAACACTTTGGCGAAAAGAATAACGAAATTTCCCGGTTCCCACTGCCCGGTATTGTGCATACGGTCGATAACGTGCGCCCGCAACCTCGTATTATTCCGGGTCGCATCCTTACGGGCTTTCTCCCGGTCGTTCCAAAGGCTCGTTAATTGGCGTTTCACATTCTCAAAAAACAACGGCATTTTCAACACGTCCGCAATTGTCATTTCTTTAACTTCCATATCGTTTTGTTTAAGGGACGCCGGGGAACCGACGCCCCGGTTAATTACTCGGTTTCGCTGTATTCCTCAATAATCAAATCGTACTGCCCTCTTTTAACTTCTTCAATGAATCCTTGGAACCCGTTTTTCTTGGCAATATCAATAATTGCTTGCAATCTCTTTTCGCCCAAACTTTCGCCCCTCGCTATGCGGAACACTTTAACGGTTGGATTGCTGGCAATAATAAGTTTTGCGGCAACTTCCATAATCTGCGAATCTGAAACTTTTCCGGCAATAAATGGTACGTCATTTAATACCAATCCGTCGTCAGTGAATGAAAGTCCGGATATTGGCAATTTTGCCGACGAAATAAGTTTTTCACGCTCTGCGGATAATTTGGCAATATCTGAATCCATCTTTTCGGCTTCTGCTCTTTTGTCGTCTGCTTGTTTTTTCTTTGAAAGATAATCGGCAACCTTTGCAGCCTTTTTGTTGTGTTCCTCGGCTTTTCTCAACTGCTCGGATGTATCTAATTTTTCCGGGTTGTTTTCTTCATAATTAGCCAACCATTTTTCGGCATTTGCTTTTCGTGCTTCATAATCTGCCTTTTCACTTTCTATTTGTGCAATAGCTTCTTTGTAAAGTTTTTCAGTTCTTTCTATCGCTTTTTTAGCTTCTTCAATGGCTTTTTCGTATGTCGCTTTTGCCGCTGCTAAACGTTCCGGAATTTCTTCCAACTGCTTTTTTCTTTGCTCCAAAGCCGAACGAACGGTTTTTGCTTTTTCTATCAATTGGGCGTTTTCGGCTTGTTCTTTCATCAGTTCCGTAATGTCCTTTGGTTTGGCATACGTTTTCAAATCCTGCGTTGTCAATCCCTGCCCGGCTGCATCTGATATTGATTTGTAGGTTTTCAAATCTCGGTTTACTCCGGTACGTTCTGTTTTAAGCCCGGCAACGGTTGTATCAATTTCGGCAATCCTTGTTCTTACTTCTTCCGGCAACAAAGACTTTACAACCTCAATTTGCTTTCTGCGTCCCTCGGCGGTTTCCGACCAACGGGAAAATTCCACGGCGTCAAAATCTGTATAACCGAAAATCTTTTGCAACATAGAAACGTTATCACTTTTCATTCCGGTTGTCTTTGATTTAATTGATAACGTGCCACGTGGGTTTGCTTTCGTGAATTTCAATTCAACCTCGTATTCCTCTCCGTCGTCGCCGACAATCATTTTTGCAAAACCTTTGCTTTCTCCGTTCTTCAATACGGCGTCACGGTTCCCGGTCAACAAAGCCCCAATTGCTTTTAATACGGTTGATTTTCCCAACTCATTATCTCCGGTAATGAAATAAACGTTACCGTCGAAATCTGCGTTAAACTCTTTAATTACTTGGAAATTTACCAATTCTAATTTCTTGACTATCATTTTTGCTCTCGGTTTGTGCCGGGGTTTCCCCCGGCGGTTAATATTATTTTTTTGTTTCTCTCATTCTTTGGTATATCATTGTTTGCACCTTAACAAATGCGTCCCGGTTTTCTTTTGCTTCCTCAAACGTGCAATCAGCAATGAAATTTTCCAAACGCTTGTATAATTCGTTCAACTCTTTGTCGCTTATCGCGTGCCGGGTTGCTCCTACTTCATCTATAAACATATCAAAACATCATTTGTATTTCAGAAATCTTATATCCTAACTCTTTTGAAATTTCTATTGCACATTCAACGTTTTCTATTTCATCAAACATCAATGTTTTTGTTTGAAAATCTATGCCATAAAATGAAACTTCATTATTATGCGCATTAATACCGTTTTTGTGAATCTCTAATAACTTCATAGTTTTATAATTTATCCGGGAACCCGCCCGGTCGGTGTTTGTCGTACTCTGAAAGATTTTGGCTTTATCACTTCATTTAATCGGTTACCGAACCATCATTTAACCCTTTGTAGATACCGTTGCTTACTTTCTACTCTTACGAACTTAATCTTTCAACAGTCTTTTTGCATTTTGGTTAGACTGTGGGGTCTTTCGTTGTTTGACACTGCAAATATACGCATAACATTTTAACTACCAAAATTTTTTCTTTTTATTTTCAAAAAAAAACAATAAACCCGGAACGTTATACATTCCGGGCATAAATCAAAACAGCCTCATTTGTTTATCTGTTATTTTAGCAACAATTGCATCAACTTCACTTTCTAATTTCTTGCAGGTCGCTAATATTTCCGGGCGACGTTGCGCAAAATATCTGCGTTGATTATGACGCATTTGTCGGATTAACTCGGCGAACTCTTCCAACGTTATTTTTCCCGGATTTTCGATTTGCGGGGTTTTTTCTTCTTCCATGTATATTTTATCTATTTTGAAATTAAAATCGCTCTTCGGGGCTAAAACAAACGTTCGTGCATATTGCTTGGTAAATTCTGACGCACCCAACCGGGGTTGTTGCGCAAAATGTATCGTCCAAAGTGCATTATTAACGTTGCGTCCGCATTCCACAACGCCGGGGTAATTTCCGGGTATAATTTCCCGGCAATATCCCGGAACCGTCGTTTGCGGTCTGCCTTTTCCTCCTTTTTCCCTTTTACCTTAATACGCAATTTAAGGTCGTTTTGCCACTTCATCGCATTAACCAAAACAAACGGTATTTCGGCGACGGTTATAATGGCTTTCAAATGCTCAAAGTTTTGCAACATCTTTTGTATGCGGTACAATTTACCCATGTTTGCCCCGGCATCCCCAACGGTTACGTCGTCCGGGCGAACGCTCAATTTTTCCAAAAAGATAATCGGGGTTGTTATCTCTTTGTAGTAATTGAGAAAATCCCGTATTTCGTTTAAATCCTTTGGCATCTTAATTGCCGTCGCATTATGGTTGGGTCGCCAAACCACAATACCCCCATTACTACCGGGGTCGATACCTATAATACAATCTATTTTCATAACATACTCTTTATTTGTTCAACTTTAACCAATCGTGCGTTATACGCTTCTTTTGCGGTTAAAAAACCGCTTTTCCTATATCGTATTCCGTCGATTTGAATTTCATAATTATATTTCCCGGTTTGCTTATGCCGGGTTACTCCTTTATATCCGGTTGTATTATCTCGCCGTATTCGCTTATTCCTATTATTTTCCGAATGAGTAACAAAACGGCAATTTTCCGGGCTATATATCCCGTCGTTATCTATCCGGTCAATTTCTAAACCGGGGTTATATCCATTTTCTAAAGCCCAATTTTTGAAAGCATCAAAACAAAACCATTCTTTGCAAATAGTTATTCCACGACCTCCATAATTGTTATAATCCTTTCTTTTAGGATTATAACAACGGGCTTTTATACTTTCCCAAAGTCGGTACAACTTTGTTGCTGAAACTCTTTTTTTCATTTTTCAAACCTTAAATAATGATAGATGTTAATTTCGTCTTTAATCATTCGGTCGAACGTCCGTTTAATTTCTTTGCGCCGGGCAACCTCAAAGGCTGTATAATCAATTTCCGGGCTTTGGGTTCCTTGTTTACGAACGTGGTAAACCGTAAATTCATTAACGAACCCACGGGCGGCACGTGCCAAAAATCGGTTATATGCTTCTTTCCGGTCGTCCTCGGTTTCTTTCACTTCATCCGCTAACCGAACGCCCAACAACCAATTATAAACAAACATTTCGTCGGTTAATCCAAACACTAAACGCCCGGTATATTTATAGCGCAAAAAACACATTAAACAAGTCATAACCGATTGATTGCGATAATACCGGATTTGCTCCGGGCTTAACTCCTTTTTCGGTTCCGGCAACGCTGTATATGCTTTGCCGATAACTTGGTTTTGTTTCCGGCAATATGCGTTCAATACCTTTGCGAAATAATCGGCGTTGAATTGTTGGTAATGTTTCCGTTCGGCGTTGCCGTCCCTATCCTTTGGCAAATAGTCGTCTAATTCCCCGGTAATCAGCAATTCAAACGCTAATTTAACCTCGGATAATGTTAATTGCGAATAATAGCGTTTTAGCAAATCCAACAACCGGGTACAAATATACGTCCAATCGTCCCGGTTTTCCGTGGGAATGATAAACCCCACGTCCATTGCGATAAACCGGAACATTTGCCCGGTTTTGGCAATCAACGTTTCGTCGTCAATCTCGGCAATCTGTTTTTTTGTGGACGCCACGAAAATATACTTTTCAACCGGGGTTAATGCTTTGGCAACCTCCGGTAACTCAACCATCGCCCGGCGAACGTCAATTGCTTTTGCCGTTCCGCTATAAAGCAAAACGGCGGCGGATTGTCGTTTTTCGGGCAACGTTTGTGGCAATCTGTTTGTCTTTTCGGGTAATGCTTCCATTGTTAATAATCATCTTTCAAATACTCAATAGCCCCGGCAACGTTCAATCTTTGCGTTGGGGCTTTGTATTCGGGTTTCAAATGCAACTTTTTCTTTTCGACGTCCCCCCGTATGAAATTGCGGACGGTCGCCAACCAACCGTTTTTAGTGCGCTTCATATTCTTTTGGTCGCTCCAATCGCTAACCGAATGAAAGTAATAAACCAAATCGACCTTTTCAAATTCCGGTGTCGCAAACTTACTTTCAAACTCTGAATAATCCACGCCAACGCCGTTTTCAAATTTAACCATTTTGTAAACGTCGGAATTACGGAATAACGTTTTTTTCTCCTTTGGTTCCTCAACCTTTTGTTCTTCCGGGAATAATTCCCCGACAACATTGTTGTTGGGGGTATTCTCATTATCATTTATTGTATTATCTATATTATTACTATTATACCCTAAACTTTCGTTTATGGGTACCCCTAAACTTTCGTTTATGGGGGGCATCAACTTTTGTTTAGGGGTATCAACTCCGGTTAATATCCTTGCTGCCTTTTCGGTAAATGTTAGTAACTCGTAATTTTCACCAAAACAATACAGAGTTTTGTTATACAATTCGCAATTAGGATGTTTTTGTAAAATTCCGGCTTTAATCAAATTATCAATACGCTTTATCATGCCTTGACTTGTCTTTATATTCAATAACGGCATTGCTTCCAATATTAACTTGTGGGAAATCCAAAAATATATTCCCTCCGGGGTGTGCATCTTAACGCAACTTGCACAATTGGCGAAATCTTTTATAAAATCAAAAATCGCCAAATCTATTAAATCTAAATCTAAACCGCTATTAACGGCGGCATATTGGTTTATTAATATCGTGTATTTCATAATATTGATATTTTATAAACATCCGGTTCTGCTACGGGCTGAACTGATTTTATTAATAATCCTTTTTCGCATAACCATTTAAGGCAATCAATTACAGTGCTTTTGTTTATCCCTAAACATTTGGATAAATACAAAATACCCTTTGAATACTCGCCATATCTAACACAATAGGCGTGTATCATTGCATACAACATTAACTTATTACCTTTCAAATGCAATTCGTTAATCCATTTGTTTTTTATAATAAAATCCATAATTAAAATATAAAAGCCCGCAATCCGGGCTACCACACACCGGAAAACGGGCTTTGCGCTAAATAAATTAGCAATACTTTGCAAACGGTGGTAGTCGTTTGTTTTATCGACGCAAATATAGCATTTTTTATTCATTATCCAATTGCTTTGCAGGTTCCCACGCTTTGCGCACTTTCAAAACATTATCCGCACTTTCATTAGGAACCAATGAGACAACAGGAAAGCGGGAACGGTCTCCCGGCTTTTGAGTTGTGGCAAATTGTACGTTCAAATCAAAGATAATGCCTTTGCAAAAGCCCCGTTCAAACAACATACCGTCGAACGTTTCCCGAATTTGCGGAATTGTGGACGCCGTACCCTTTGTTGCGAATTGCCAAACCCCGGCAACCCCACGAACCAAAGGAACAATAAAGTTTAGCGTTAATGTTACCTCCCAACCGTCGCAATCCGGTTGGCGGCTCTTTTTATTCGGGTAACGCTTCGTTATTGACTGCATTAAGTTTGGGTATTTCTCGGTTGTCAACGTTTCGTATTTCTTTCCGTCCCATACTTGGAACGTGTCGCCATCGCCCGCCGCAATCAATCGCCCGTCGTCGTCCCGGTATTCGTAACGTTCGTTACATACTTTTGCCGGGTCGTCGTCCGGGAAAACAATTTGTATTGTTTGCGGCTTTTCGCCGTATGCTTGCGTAAATAATCCGGCATACTTTCCCGTTGGTATGAAGTAATCAACGCTTTGCGGATAACCGTTTGCGTTTTTAATACCGATTTTTATTTGACCGACACGGGGCAAAATCAAACGGGATTGTTGCGCCTCCGGTCGTTTGATTCTTCCTTTCATATCTCAATCAAATTTCGGGGTCGTCGTTCAACATCTTTTTCCTACTCTCATTTTTGGGCTTTTTAGGCTCGTTTGCGGGCTTTACTTTCTTTTCCGTGGTATTACCCCGCTTTGCGGTCGTTTTGCCCGTGGTGGCTTTCTTTTCCGCCTCCTTTGCCTTTTTGGGCGCACGTTTAACAATGGTTGTTTTCTTTAGTTCCTTTTCCAATTCTGTTTTTTGTTTTAATCCTTTTTCAATCGCATACGCTTTCATTCTCAATTCAAATGCTCGTAATTCATCACCTTGCAATTTTTCCGCCTCTGAATGTACATCAATATCAGACCACATTTGCATTTCCGAAAAACTTTGAAATGCTCCTTTTACTTTTACATACCCATCAGAACATTTATAAATGTTTGTTGCTATACTATACCAACGGTGTTGGTCTAAATCTAATCCCTCATCAATCAAATTAACGCCGTATGTTTGTGCAATATCTGTGGTATGATACAAAGAATAATTATCATCAGCATTGTTAATTTTATCTATAAAAATTTCACAACTGATTGTTTTTATATTCGTACCATCTGCCTTGACTTTCTCGGCGGCGTCCGTGTTTTCGTCCGGGGTCGCCTCCTTTGGGGCTTTCGTTTTAATCAATTCCGCCAACGATAAGGATATTACGTTTTGCGTTAAATCCGGGGCATTGTCTAACAATACCATGCCATTAACCGACGTAAACGTATTATCCCGCTTTTCGTCCTCAATGGCGGCAATCTCCAACAGATAGGGGATTTTGCGTATATTGGGGCTTTCGGTTTGCTCTTTCAGATTGTACGACGGTTTTTTGCGCCAATCTTTCGGGCTGAAATTGAAAATACGGGTAACGGGGAATTGCTCAAAATTGACATTCCACATATCCCGGTACATCCCCAATTGTATTTCGCTTTCCTCGTAAAAGCCTTTGCGCCCGCTTTTGAAATCGACAATTGCGTTAATCCGGTCGTCGCTTCCAATCTTTGCCCGCATGGTACACGGGCAATCAATCATTCCGGCATACTTGTAATACGGGTGTACCAAAGCAATTTCAACGGCTAACGGTCGTACATCATAATCCAACACGAATTGCGCAAATGCCAATACGTCCTTTTTCAAATCGTCAGCGTAATAAATAAAGTCGTCCGGCAATCGGTAAACCTCAATGTATTCTTTTAGTTTGCCTTTTAGCCCGTCCAAATCATACGCTCGGTTAATCAATAATTCCTCAAATGCGGCGTGCATAAACGTTCCATACGCCGCCCGTTCGCCTTTGTATCGCTCGGCTTCCTCAATGCCTTTGTTCGCAATCCAATTTATAAGGTGCGGGGCTTTGGGTAATGTTTGGGACAATATGGTTGTAACCGACGGGAAAAACTCCGGGTTCCCGGCGTCGTCATATCTGTAATAATATCGGTGTCCCTTGCTGTTTAACTGCCAAACCTTATACGGGGGTTCAATCAATGTTTTTTCGTCGAAAAACATTGCCGTCATTTCCTCAACCGTCATGCCCGGTATTATCTCAAACACTCCGGTTGGTTGTTCCGGTTGAACCTCAACGAACGGGGGTATAATTGTTTGTTGTTCCTCGTTAATCTCCGGGAACATATCCGGGGCAACATTGCCGACGGTTCCCGCAACCTCTTTTACCGGGTCGCCCGGTTTATCGCTCTTTGCTCTCATTACTTGTACTTTTTATATTCTGAAATTCCACATAATACCATTGCGGCGCACATTGCCGCCAATAACAATTGCCACGGGTTCCAAAATGCGCCAATCAAACAACATAACCCCAATGCGCCAAACGTAACAATTAGGGCTTTCGCTTGAAACAACCCGGAAAACATGGTTTCGGCGGCGGCTTCCAACCATTCGATAAACTTACTTTTCATTGTTTCCGCCCTCCATGCCAAACAAGTAATCCGCCGAACAATCCAACATTTCGCAAATAATAACGACCCATTCCGGGACAATCCGTTTGGTCGTGCCGTTACATAGATTCGTCATATTTACCTGTTGTGCGCTCTCGCTTGCGCCCTCAAAAAGACGGGCGGCAATGTCTTTTTTCAAAACCTTTTTCCCGTTCGCCTCGGAACGGGCGATTGCTTCGTTTACTCTCAATCTTAATCCCATAACTTAAATTTTTTTGTTAATAACTTGGTTCGTTGCTCTCTTTGTATCCGCAATTGCGGCACGTTTTTTCCTCCCAAATCGGGCTATATTCCGGCGGGGTCAAATATCCGTCGCCTCCGGTACGTCTATACTCGCCGTCTGTAACCTCCATTTCCCCGCCACACTCCGGGCAATCATCGTCGCCAATCAATACACATTCCAACAGGGCGTCCAAATGGACGGAACGAACCGGGGAAATACCAATTGCCCGGATAACGTCCACCATTTCCACAACGGTAACATCCCGTTCGTAACAATCGGCGACCGGGAACCCCCAATTGTCGCTTATGTTCTCGATAATCTGTTTGTTGATCAACTCCGTAACGATTGTTTCGGATACTTGGTTGGCTGTTTTCCCGCTTTCGGTCGCCAACATCTTTAATTGCTCACTTTCTTTTATTTTCATATCATTTCCCGGTATCCCTCCGGGTAGGCTGTTAATCTTTTGTTCTGCAAAGGTAGAAAGATTTTTTTAATTACCAAAAATATAATCTTTGTTTTGCGAAATCATTTTTGCCGGGTGCGTGAAATATCCGATTTTTAACCGACCTTTGCAATACCGCATTACCAAAAATCGCTCTCGGTTACTGCGTAAAATTCCCCCGGTGCATATTGATTTATGAAGCCGGGGGTCTTTTATTTCTGTAATTCCTTTCCGTCCTCCGGGCATTTTTCAACCATTTTATCCGCCCAATTTCTGATTGAATAAAGTTTATTAATTGTGCTTTCGCTCAAATCCTCTATGTTATTAATTACTTTCATACTATATATTTTTATTTGCCGGGGAAATCCCCCGGCGTTGTTTATGCAATACGAATTAAATTAGCTTTTTTGAAACATCTGTATTCCTGCTTTTCTGTATCGAAATACGTTTGTACCGTGTCGGCGGGTTTCCGGGTTCCGGTTGTTGCCGGAATTGTTTCCGGGTTTGTGGTTCCGTATGCCTCACGCAATGAACCGTCTATTTTCTGAAAGTAGAATTTTACAATTCGCTTTTTCATTTCGGCTTTTAGCTTCATGTTTAACCATGCACATTTTAAAGCCTCTGAAAGTTTGTAACCATTACGTTTTACGAATTGCCACGCCAATTTAAAAACCTCGCTTAATTTGTTTCTTTTCTCTGAACTCATACGAATTTGTATTTGGTTCCGGGAACCCGCCCGGTCGGATTAGTAATAATAAAAGGATATTTTCAAACCCCGGCGCAACTTACAATGTTCGGCGTCTTTGACACAACGGAAAGCACGGCGCAATAATTTGTTCGCCATTTCAACGCCTACTAACTTAATCAAACCGGAAACGCCAACCAACGTGTTAATCTTTTTGCCGTTGAACAATCCGTTTACTTTGATTTTGAAAGTACGGTTAATCTCTTTTGTTGTATATTCCAAACCGTTGTAAATATCTTCGGGCTTCATCGTATCGCTCTTTTTGTTGCCGGGAAAACGCCCGGTCGTTTTATTAACATGGCACAAAGATAGGGTATTTTATTTTAACTACCAAAAGAATTTTCTTTTATTTTCGATTTTCAGACAAAAAACGTTTCTTTTGGCTCCCCATAAAGTTATTTTTGGCGAATTTTCATTTTAAGCCACTTTATTTGCCGGGGTGGGTACTTTATCCATTCAAAAAAAATAATCGAAATACGGGGCTAAAAACGGGCAAAAACAAAAACGGGGTTGCAACGCTTGGTTACAATCCCCGTTTCCCGGTATTATGAACAATAAAAGTTACTTTTCTATGGTTACGAACTCAACGCCCAATATTTTTGTTGCCGGGTTTTTGCTAACTACATCAATTTGCCGATTTTTGATTTTCTTTGTTTTCCATAAAAAACCTAACCAACGTTTGTATTGCACCGTTTCGACAATCAACAGACTATCCCGGTTTATGTGCGTCCCGGTAAATACCCCGGCGGGCGTCGTGCATCCGTGCAACTCAAACCACGGTTCCACAATATCAATACAACGTAATACGGTCGTAACCGTGTCGCCGGGCAAATATACAATACTATCCCGGACGTTCGCCCGCAATTCGTTAATCGTTTCCATTTGCGCCGTCGTAACCCTTTGTAAATCCCGGTTTTTTGTCTGCAACGATTTGATTAACGCCGCATCATCCGCCCGGTACTTTTTATATTCGGATAATTTCAACTCCAAATTTCCAACCTTTGCGGCATTCAAACTATCCTTTGTTTGATAGGTTCGGACGTCCTGCAACAACGTTTCGGTATTGCTCCGGTATTTGTCCCGTTCGACGGTCAAATTATTAATGCGCTTTTGTTGGAACCAAAAGGCGGCGGCAACCGCCATAATGATTGCCGCCAATATTATATACTTTTTCATGCGTTTGCCGTGTAAATGATTAACGAACTATTCGGCGTTTTGCTCAATGTCAAAACGTAATGTCCGCCCGCCATTTCAACCGTACTATTTATTTCGTCCTCGTTAATCTCCAATTGTGCAAAGGAAATTACGACGCCCGAAATATATACTTTTGGTATGTTGTGCAACGGGTCGGCGTTTACGGCGTCAATAAATGCGTCTATTTCCGCCTGTGGGTTCGTTACGTTTTTCGTATTTTCTTGGTTGTTCTCAACCGTAACCGTAAAAACGTCCTCGCAATCTGCAATAATAGCGGATAACAACGGGGCAATACTAATTTCCGCTTGGTTCCCTTGATTGGCAACCAATTGTTCCAAATACTCCTTTTTGTCTTCCTTTGTCATAATGGTACAAAATTAAATGTTACTATATTCAATTGCCGCATTAAAACACGGGCATTCTTTTATAAACTCCCACGGTTCAATTATACCGTCGCCGTTCAAATCCGGGGAATAATCCCGGTGTCCCTTAATCGTTGCGTCCGGGAACATAACAACTAATCGGGATAATAACCATATTAACGCCTCCTTTTGTTCCGGGGTGCGTGTGTCGGCGGCTTTGCCGTTGGCATCCAATCCGCCAACGTAACAAATACCAATAGAACGGGAATTTTGCCCGGAAACGTGCGCCCCAATCTCGGAAAGATAACGCCCGGTTTCAATCGTCCCGTCCGGCAATACAACAAAATGATAACCGCAAATTCGCCCGCTTTGGGGTTGCTTCTTAAATCCCCGTTCTTTGTGCCAACCGTCGATAACATCAACGTTGACTTTTGCGCCGGGCTTGGTTGCGGTACAATGTACAATCAAATCCGTAATTTTACGGGTCGTTTTTTGTTCTTCTAAATACTTTAAAATCTCTGTTTGGTTCATTGTTCGCCCTCCTTTTCTTTATCGTTAATAATATCGTTATCATGTTCCCGTTGGTATCTCTCAATTATCGGTTGCCAATATCCGGGCAATACCCGTGTAAATTCCAACCGGATAACGTGGTAAATAATACGCAATGCAACCTTTGTGGGATATGCTTTAATAAGGTTACGAAATGCGTTTTGCAAATACACATACATAAAAACATAAGTAAGAGATTTAATTACTACTTTGGCGGCTTCATTATCGCCACATTGCAGCATTACCGAATAAATAATGTGTATAATAGTAACGTACAAAAGCAATTCCGCCAAAGCGTTTTTAAACTTACTGAAACGAAAGTTTTTGCAATGTCTTACGCTTACCCCATCCGCCCGCATACCCGCCCAAATATTGAAAGCAAACATTATAATCAATGCGTACATAAACCCCGCCGTTGGGGTTAAATAGGCTAAAATCGGGCTTAACGACGTGGCGAATATCATACGGAATTGTTCCCATGTAAAAATTTTATCCATTATATCCAATCAATTAAATTACTTTTTCCAAAATCGTTAATAAAACCAAAGGCATAATTAAAACCACTTTCTTGAATTATTGAGAATGATGTTACATTATACAAATAATCTATAATTGTAGAATTACGGGTAGTTTGATTTGAACCTTTGCGGAAAACCATAACATTGCATTTTTGGGATAATACAACATTTATATTATTATTGTTAATGGTATAAGTTCCAGTTGGTCTGTTAACATTCAATTCCGTTGGTATTGATGATTCTGTTAACTCAACAAATGAAACATTGCCATATTTAGGCGGTACTAAATCAACAATATATTGATTAGAAGATAATTTAATGCAATTACCGTATGATAATTTTATATTTTTCCCCGCTAATGGCGTATTGCTTAAATTAACTTTAATAGATAAAGGTGTATTTAATACCTCGGTATTAATAATAGGATTCCAATTATTTTGAAATTCAGCAACTATTACAACTTTATTAGGACTTAAAATTGGTGTATAGCATGATATTTTTTTTATCATTAAACGAGCAATACAATATTCCATTGCCTCGCCAAATCCGGTAAATATAATATCATCATTTATATTTAGCGAATTAAGCATTGAATAATAATTTTCATAATCACTAAATGTAACGCCACTATAACCGTTATTAATCATTTGGTGCCAATGTGCGAAAGCATTATAAAAACCATGATTGTTTTTTGTTGCTAATATATCCGTTTGCAATGCTGCCATAGCTTCACTAACAGTATATCGCCCGCTTGCTACTTCATCGCACCATCTAATACTCATAAGATGCAACATTTGTTCGTATCTATCAAATTCAATTTGTGGTTTTCCTAAATATACTCCCGCTGGATAACTTTTTCCAAACCATGTATATGGATTACCAAAAGCATTCCAATTATCACTCCTTGCAGCAATAAATTTTTGAGCACCTAAATTTGAATATGTCATATCCGAACCGCCATAACTAAATGTACTTGCATATCGTCCATATAGATTTTTAAACCATTGTTGACGAATTGCGATAAATTGGTTAAATGCGTCCTGCGATGTTTTATTAACGGCTGCACTATAATAATCAAAACTTATAATATTATTTTTCGCCGCTAATGCAGATGTTTTATTGTTTTGCAAATATGTATAATCCATAGAAACAAAACACCCTAAACGAATATTATTTTTAAATGCTGAATAAAAAATAGGTTCGTATGTTCCGACTTGCAACGTATCAGAATTTTCGCAATACGTCATAGCACGCCCCCAACGATGATTACATACCTCAACGTTAAAATCGTTTCTTGGAAATAATATAAATTTCATCTCTTAACTTTTATAGTATTATCACTTGAATTAATATACGCATATCCAACCTGTATGTCTGAACCATCAGATACGGGCAAATCTGCAAAACCAACATAGACAGATATATTTTGTATCTGTTCTTCTATGTTGTTTATTTGTGTTTCTAAATTATCAATTGCATCATATAGAGGACTAAAATCTACCGGTTTAGACAATAATTTTTTGTACCATAAACCGCCAACAAATGTATTGATAGCATCTTTTGTCCCTGTTTCTGCACCCCTCTTTAACAACAATACATCAAATTGTGTTAACGGCTCGTATTCTGTCAATACTGAAACTGCATTATCGCGACAATTATAAACTAACTTACCGTATGGTGGAACATTAAATTCTTGATTATTAGCCGTATAATACAAATAAGAACCATTTAGACGATAAAATAAATGATAACCGGAACCCACGTTTACATTACCATCTGATTTCGCCACAACCGTTGCAGTTGACACACATTCCCATTCAATACATTTATCAAAAATTGATTGTATTAGATTTGGAAATAATACCCCTCCAATATAAGAGTCTATAACGGACATATATCCGCCAAAACCGCTAATTGTTCCGCCGTCCGTATATGTACTATTTCCACGGGCTAATACAACAACATCGGATGGATTTAGATAATTATTTGTTGCTACTACTCGCATTTCATTATCTATATAGTCCCATACTAAAAAACCGTTTTGTGGAATTGTATATGCTTTATTGTCAGATGTTGGAATCCATTGTTTTGTAATAATACCATTTGTAAAAGTTATCGCCATATTTGCGCCTACACCTCTAATTGACAAATCAACATTACCATTAACAAACGCTGAAAATTCATTTGAAAATGATTGCACCGCTTTAAATTTTTCGGCATTATCTCTAATACTTAATATTTTAGGGAGCCATAAACCCGCTGTAAATCCAAAATATGTATCTGACGCGTTTGTTATTGCTGCTCTCAATAGTAATATTTGATGTGGCAATAATTGGTCGTATTCTGTTAAAACGGAGTATTGCCCAGACAATGTATCAAATACAAATTTACCATAATTAGGCAATGTATATGTTGTTTCTGATGATATATTTCCTTGTACTAAGCTACCATCGTATTTATAAAAATAATGGTTCCCAACAAATAATTTTATACTAAAACCATCTGATAAACGTTTAGTTTGAATTTTACCGGGACTAACGCAAGTCCATGGATAACCATTTTCAAATATACCTAATCCTACATAAGGTAACAACTTTCCGCCTGTATATCCTTTTATTCCATTCATATAGGTTAACGGAAATTCCGCCGATATTTGTCCTCTCTTTAATAAGAGAACTTCAGTATCTAATGTTGGTTCAGTATAACCAATAACCCTAATTTCATTAGTAGCCCAATTAAATAATAATTTTTGTTCAATACCTAATTTATATGTATTAGTTTCAGCACTTGGATTAAAATTAATACTTGTACCATCTGCGAACGAAAAATTAATATATCTATCTGCTGAAAATGCGTTATTTGATGAAAATGTAACTGTTCCATCACTTTTAAATGATGGATATAATGATATTGCAATCATTACAACACAATTTTCGCTTAAATAAGCATTGTATGATTGTATATTAAGACTTTCAGCAACCCAATTTCCCGTATTATTTCTAATAATAGATAGTTTTTTAATTTCTATATTATTAAAATTTACATAATTTCCGGGCGTATCTGCGATATAAAATATATTCGCATCCGGTGTGCCTGGAGATGTATTCGGTTTTGCAATTCCTGCAAATGTTTCATTAACACCTATTGAAGAAATAATTGTTTTTAATGCGTTTTGCATTACTATTCCCGTAATTTCTTCATTGCCATTTGTTTTTATAACTTCGGCAATCGCTTCTTTTAATTGTTCATAATTTCCCATATTCTTAAATTTTAATTATTGAAATCATTATTAAAGTCATTATTAAAATCTCCTTTTGTTGTTGGTAAAACCCCACGACCAATTTTTTTCACTACCGTTGCGCATTCAAATTCACATTCAACGGACGCTAAATTGCCTTGCGTTTGCCATTTTGGTGTAATTAAAAACGTATCACAATCATATTTCCTGCCTTGACTATATACCGTAACAAAATCACTCATACGGATTAACCGCATTACATCGCAAAGGTATTCGGGGGCTAAAAAGATAAACCGAAACGTCTTTTCTGATATTTGTTTTTCGGGGAAAAAATACCCGTCCCGTTCTTCGCCCTCTTCCTCAAACTTGTATTCCGGCTTTCCTAACTCCGAACACACGTAAACCCGGTTTTTGAATTGGACGCCCTCGTAAACGATTTGTCCGCCGTCAACTTCCATATTGGCGGCGTCGCTCCATTCAACGCACAAATAACCGTCCATTCCGCCGGAAATCCACGTAAATACATCGGAATAATACCATTGTACGCCGTCGTTAATTCCAATCATATAACGCCCCTCCGGGAAATCTAAAGCCATCGGCAACAAACCGGGGTAAACAATAACATCATAACCGTAATTTGCAAACCGGACAATCTGCAATCCGGTTTCCAACATCGGCGTTGTTATGTCCGCCAATATCCGGGTAAATTTATAATCATACAACCGAACCGATACAATGTTATTTGAACGGGTCGGGCGTATGATTTGAAACGGCAATAGTTTATTGATAGGCGTAAACAACGGGTAAACGTCGCCATACGCATACGATTTTTTATAATCTTGGTATTGCACGCCCTCGTAAAACGGCAATACGGACAAATTATTATTCGGTGTCATACTTCAAAGTTGTTTTAATTGAACGACTGCACAAATTTACGCTTAATTTATCAACTTGACCGTTACCGATATACGTTTTTATTAGCTGCATCGGGTTTGGGTCGTCATTCGCCGGAAAACTAAACGTTTGTTTCTTCTTTCTCTCAATCCCGTATGCGTATGTTTCGGAACCGTTTATTGATACCCTACGGGCGGGTAAATCATACAACCAATAGGGCGATTGCAGATTAATAAACGCTAAATATCCGTTTTGCAAAAAGTATTCAACCCCGTTGACGGTTTGACGTGTAAACGGTAATATCCATTGCGACCCGGACGTTGGCGGAACGGCGGCAAACAAGGCGAACCCGTCGGAACTTATGTTGCCGGGATTTAATAGCATCAAATCAATATCTGACGTGAAATTAGATACGTTTACGTCCTCAACCTTTCCGGGCGTTACATACTTGCTAATTACCTGTATCGGCAAACCCTCAAATGCCGCCGTAACGTCGTCCATCCACTTAAATTGGTAACGTTCCGGCAAATCAACCTTATCAAACGAATATTCCGACGTATTGAACGCCCACGGTTTCCCGTTGCGCAAATTCAATTCCTTTGTTAAATCGTGGCTTAACACAACCCCGCCGGAATAGGAACCGCCATTGCGGAAATATTGGATATGTTCAATTTTAAATTTGCCGTCCTCAATAAACCAATAACATTTGAAACAATCCCGTAACATATTGGTAAATTGTTGTAAGGTCGTCGGGGCTTTTTGTGCGGGTTGCTGATATTCGCCGTTTATAATGTTCGTTTTCTGCGATACAAGCAACCGGAAATTCAACCCGGATATTGGATTGTTTCCCCCGTATAAAAATTGGCTATATTCCGCCGTGGCTTCATGCGTAATTCCGGGTGCAATTTGATTGAGCAAAACAGATATACAAGACGCAACCGGGAACGCATCCCGCAAAGTATATTCTTTTCGGGCTTTTTCCTCTAACATCCAATCCATCAAATAAAATCCAAACCATAACGACGCATAACGCCACGTTGACCGGGCGATTGGATAAAACGTTTGTCCGAAAATGGAATAGGGCGGCGCAAAATACTTTCCGTTGTCCGCTAATCCCCACTCGGTCGGGGTGTCTGAAAAGTTGTTTGAAATAAACGCCACGTCGATTGCGTAACCAATCGCACGCCTATAATTACGGTTATTATCAACTATATCATCGGCGGGCAATGGATATGTATTAAGGTCGTCGATTTTCTCCACGTCGCACAAATACCGGGCATATATATTATAACTTTTCATATCGGCGTGCATTGTTCCGGTTGCCCCGGAACCCTCAACGGCGGTTAAATCAAATTCCAACGTATCAAACGGTTCCTGCGTTACCTTTTGATAACGAAACATTACCGTATCGTCGGATTGTTTCCGTATTTCAACTACAGCAATACCAAACGGCAACCCCCCGTTTATTCGTTGTTGTGAAATATAGATATAATAATTAACATTCAATTCCGGGTATAATTTCCCCTTGAATACGTCCGCACTTGCACCCGTCGCCATTCGTCCGGTATAAAGCCCGGATATTACCGCCGGGGAACCGTTGGACGTAATTTGTATTTCTTTCAATATATTGCACAAAGCAAAATGATAGGTTTGTACTAATGCGTTTTGGTCGGTCGTGGCGTTTGCGTCTTGTTCCCAATTCGTACCGCCCAAAAAACAAGAAACAACACTATCCCCCGGAACGTATATTTGAATTAATGGACGCTTGTTTATCGTTATCCGTTGGATTGTCGGGGCTAACGTTATTAAATTGTATTCCTTTTCCAATCCCGCCAACACGTCGTTATAATCGTCGATTGCGTCCGGTTGTACAACAACCTTTTTATCGTAATCGGTAAACGTGCAATCGGTTTTCATAAACTTGCCTTGAAAGTATTGGAACCATGTACGCCCGCCGTCGTCGCTCTTTTCAATGCAATACAAAAATTCATTGTCGAACGATTGACGGTTTATATAGTCGTAATCATCCCGGACAAAGGTAATTTTGCCGGATAATTTGGCACGATAAAACCGTTGGTTGGTTTCTAATTCGTACTCCTTTGCCAAATCGTCCTTATAAATCGGATGCACGGTTTGACCTTGTAAGACGTTCGGGGCGTCCAACGTTCCCAATCTCAACCATGCCGTCCCGTTGGCGTAATGCGCTTTGATTACATTAAACCGGATATATGCGGCATTGCTTGGTATGTCAAATTCCGTATTTGTGGCGGACGGGTTGCTCCCCCAACCGCCGATAATCTTTTTATTGCTATCGTAAAATGCGCCCCCGGATTGCGTGGTGAAATTCTGAAACAATTTGCGGGGGTACACATTCCCAACCGGGACAAAAGTACGGGTATAATAGAACTTTGTACTATTCCCGTTTATGTTCCCGGTTATGTGACTTATCGCCCCGTTCGCTAAAAACGCATTTACAAATGAATGTCTATAAATCGGGTTCATATCAATTTTTAATTTTACGTGTCAAATTCTTGTAAACCTCAATAACATTGCCGTTGCCATCGACGTAACGACGGCGGCGGTTTTGTTCCTTAATCTCCCTTACATCGTCTTTTAAATCCCGCAAATCCGGTGCGTTATTTTGTTGAACCGTTACATTTACGCCGTCGGTATTGTAGGCATTAAGGTACTTTTGGGGGAATGTTCCCCGGTTCAAACTATTTATTACGTCCGGGATTAAACGACGGAAACGGCGGGAATTACGTTTATTGATAACGGCGAAAAATTCCCCGCCCTCGGCACGCCTCCGGGTTCCATCCGGTTTGGTTCCTAAATCCACGTCGTCCCCGGATTGGTGGGAACCGCCCGCCAACAATTCAACCGTACCGTCCCCGTAACTTTCCGAACCCTCGGCGGCTTTACTCATTTGTGCGGCTTTAATTTTGGCGGCGGCAAATGAAGCCCACATAACAGCGATTGCCGGGATTGCGAACGGGAACCCCAATTGCGACCAAATCAAAGCGGACGCCGTTACAAGGTTTCCGATTTGTTGGATTGTCTGTATTGCCTGTTGTGCCTTTTGCGCTTTCTGTTGTTCTTTCAACGCCTTTTCTTGGTTCCGCTTTGCCAAATCCAACTCCTTTTGCGCCATAACCACGTTATTGGCGTATCCGTTTGCCCTTGCTTCCAATTCGGCGTCCAACGAACGTTGTGCGCTGTCAACTTCTTTGTCGGCGGCGGAAACGGCGGCATCGGCGGCGGCTAATTTAGCCTGTAAAAACGTATCCAATTGCTCCATTGCAAAGGATACGGACGTACTTATTGCCTCCTTTTGGTCGTCGTCCAAATTCAGCCCAAACAAACCGTAAATGTCTGTTCCTCGTTCCTCTCCTTTTGACTGCTCAATTTCTTGGTCAATCTTTTTTATTGTGTTTTGAATTGTTTGTACTTCAACATCTGACAATTTATTGGCTGCTTGCTCGTTCAATTCTAATACCTTTTGCAAACGTTCCTTTTCTGCCTGCAAACGAAATTGGGTTTTCCGGGCTTCTGAATTTCTTAATAAATCAAATTCAGATTGCGCCAACGCTTGTTGCTGGTCAAACATCATTAATTGCGCTTGCAAATATTCGTCGGCAATTGCGTTTCCCTTAACGTCAAATCCGGCATTAATTACCCCGGCGTCCTGCTGTTGTCCGGTCGGCTTTTGCTCATTCTGCAACAATGCTGTTTGTCTTTCATTCTCTAACAACTGCATACGCAATTGTCGTTCCTGCTCGCTTCCCTGCTTAACCGCTTGCAAACGTAGTTCAATGCTTTCTTTCTGCAATGCCAATTCTTGCAACTGCCGTTCTTGCTCTATTTTCAACAACGCCTCTGTCTGCTGTTGTTCTAACGCCGTAATTGTTGCGTTTATCGCCTGCCGTCCGGTTTCGTTCAAATCCTTTTCGGTCTGTAATTGGTGCTGCAAATCCTCAATCTGTCGGGAATACTGATATTGCGTTTGCTGCCGACGCTTTGCCCATTCGTCGCTTTCCAACTGCAATTGTGCATCCTGCAATTTCCGGGTTGCCTCCAAATTCTTTTTATAAGCCGCTTCAATTTGCTTTGCTTGTTGTTCTGCCGCCTTTTCCGCATCGCTTTTTCCCCTTGGCGTTACGGTTGGGTTCTGTGTCGTTACGGGCTTATTGTCTGTTTGTGGCGTCGGGGTATCTCCAACAGAAACCGGGATTGTTAACGGTTTTATTTTCTTTTGCATACCCTCCAAACCCTCTTGGAAATTTTCTGTTATGTCTTTAACTTGGGCTTTAACCAAATTTCCGTACGCTGCTGCATAATCTGCCAATCCTTTTTTTACGTCGTCAAAATCTAACGTAAACGCCCCCTTTAATGCGGTTCCGGTTGCTTTGACTATATCAATAAAGAATCCAAACAAATTTCCCAACGTATCAAATGTTGTTTTGAATCCGGCAACAATCCCATTCCAAATTGCACGTATCAAAACACTTTCATTGTATAACTCAATCAAGTAATTGACAACATCAATAACCCCTTTTATTATCGCCGTCAATCCTTGGTTAACAAAAACTTTTGCCTGCGTTGTCAACGTTTCAAAATTTCCTCCGGTTGCGTCAAACAACCCGGATAATGCGTTTTGCAACTCAATTTGGCTTTGCAATTGTTCCTCCTGCAATTGCGCCAAAACTCCGGCTTTCCCTTTTACTTCATCCATGTTTGTTGAAATATCTTTCAACGTGCGCAAATACTGCAATCCGGCGTCCTCTCCGGGACCCCCGAATATATCTGCAATTGCAGCCCCGACCGTTGCCGCATTATCCGGCAATTCTGCCAATTTTGCGGAAACGTCTTGTATAACATCGAACGTTGTTTTGGTTCCGGTCTGCAAATCTTTTTGAACTTGTTCCGACGAAATACCGATACCGTCCAAAGCCGCCGCCGTCGCCGTCGTCATTTCACGCAAACGCAAATTTGCCTCCTTAATTGCGTCAACGCCTTTGTCCGAAAAGATACCCATTTTGTTTGTTTGGGCTACAATCGCAACAAATTGGTCTGCTGATATTCCAGCCTCTTTGAAATATGCCGGGTATTCTTTCAACGTGTCTAAAAATTCCCCGTTCGCATCGGCTCCGGACAAAAAACCATCCTTAACCAACTGCAATGCCTCATTTGCAGAAATACCAAATTGTTTTGATAATGCGTTTGTTGCAATCAATGTTTCCCGGAAATCTGCGCCGAACGAATCTGTGACGGCTTGCACCTCATTTCTAAACGCTTTCAAATCATCGCCACTTTTCCCGGTAAATTGTTGCGTCAATCTCGTTGCCTCAACTAACCCGGCGTTATAATCGTACCACCATTTAAACGCCGCACCCGCCGCCGCAATTCCGGCAATCGCCAAAAAAACCGGGTTTGAAAGTAATCCCAACAAAGTTTTTCCCAATGCTTTTGCCCCGTCGCCAATAGCTGTAAAAACGGCTTTACTTTCAGCCCCGCCACGTCCTAACGCCAAAAGACTTTCGCCAAATGCGCTATTTAAACCTAACGTTTCTTTTAATTTGTCGCCATACGCAATAATTGCGTCGGACGCCTCCGTATAATTTCCGACGTTCAATTGAAATTTCCCGGTTGCTTCCTGCAAACGTTTCATTTCTTCGTATATTTCTTTGGTTTGTGCAACCAATTTTCGCCCCTCCTCGGTGTTTTCCCGTTCGGCTTTAGTCATGTTGTTTAAATAAATCTTATTCAATGAATATTGCGCCGATAAACGGTTATAACTACCCTCGGCGGATTGATTTATTTTCACAATCAGTTTATTAATTTGGTTCGCTTCCTGTTGTGCCAATTTTAACTCGGCTAACTTTTTGGCGTTCTCGCTTTCTGCAAACGCCAAATCACGTTGCGCACGTGCCAAACGTTCCGCATCGTCTGCGGCTTTCTTGGTTGTGTTCCTGCCGTCCTCGGTTGCCCCGGAAACCTTTTGCAGAACCGCCGCCAACTGAATTGCTTCCGCCCTAATATTTTTCAACGCATTTGTATATGCGTCTGAAAGTTCATCCAATTGCTTTATCAAATCAGTAATCGAATTATCGGGGCTTACCAAATCAGAATATTTAATTGGGTTGTTGTTATCTGCCATATATCCGACTATTTGTTTTTGTTATTTTCGGGCAATTTGCCCTACAATCAATTTTCTTTTCTCAAATGTATAATTTATAGTCTGAAAAATAAAACACCTTAAATCGCCTTATTTTGGCTTTTTCTGCTTGCTTTTTTCGCTTGCTCCTTAATGTATTCAAATGCGTTGTAATATTCCAAAACGGTAAACGATTTTGGGTTTACGTGCAAATGTTGGGACAACATCAAACACATATTTTCAAACTGCTTGTCGTATTGTATTTCCACGCTATCCGACCCGCTAAACGATTTGGGTTTTGTATAAGTCAACAACAACGTCGTAATATGGTCTATTTCTTCTCGTTTGTCGCTTTCGTCCCCCTTTATTATCGCATCCAACATTAACATCGTGCGTTGCTTCAATTGGTCGTAATACTCTTTAACCGTGGCGTCGTCGAATAGTTTAGGAAAATACAATTGCAATTCTTCATCTATTTTTTTTTTGACCGCTTCCAATTGGGCGGTCAACTCGGCGTTCGGCGCATCGGCGAATAAATCCAATACCTTTTGCAAACCGTCCGCCGTCATATCGTTGTATTCGGTTCCGTCCACGGACTTAACCAAACAGGCAAACGCCAAATACTTTGGCGATATGGCGGATTGGACGAAATAAACGTTTTGCCGCAAATTATCCAATTCCTTTTCCGCCAAATCCGGCTTTTCCTTTCGGATAAACCGGATTGCCTTTTCAATATGCGCATCCCAATCGTTCAAATCCGACCCAACCCCGGCGTCGATAAGCAACATTTTGTTATATGCGTGAAATCGCAAAATCGGCAATTCGTCGATACTGTCGTACAACACAACCGCCCGTTCCCCTATCTTTGTCGTTTTCATAAGAGTATGCGGGTTATGACTGTTGAACAAAACGGAACCAATAACAATGCCGGGTTCCCGGTGCATATAGCAAACAGGACGGACAAAACGACCCCCGCCCACCATGATAAGCAAAAGCCGCAATTGAACATCTTAACAAAAAAGTCGTTGCCGTGAACTTGGACGTACTCAATAACGCCCCACTTTTTTAACAGGGTCAACAGGAACGCCGCCACGGTTGCCACGACCAAAACCCAAATAATGAAAGTTACCATATCGTTAAATGTTACAAGGTTGATTAACTGACAATACACCCTCAAAGCGAAAACCGCCGAACGGGTGCATTAAAAATTGATTATCTATTTCGTCCAACGTAAACCCACGGTACACGTTTTCCGCCAACTCATAAATCCGGTTTATTACAATCGTCCCGTCTTTCAGCCAAAAACCGCCATTTAGGACGGTCAATATTTCGTTCTTCAATGCCTCGGTATTCCGGTTGTTGAGTTGACCGGGGTAAACCTTGCGCAAATCGAACCAAACAATAAGGGAAAACGGGGCTTTAATCTCGCTTTGCTCTTTGGGAACCCAACCGACCGTTTGCGGGTCGTCTATCCAAAAGAACGAAAAATTGCCAATATTGGCATCCGGGGAAACGTCGATATAATCATTGTCGCCTCTCCATTCCGTCCCGCCCGCATATACGTTCGGGGTATAATAGCGTTTGCCCTGTATCACTTTGGCGATACGTTGCGCCCGCCCAAATGCGATGTCCAACCAATCGACGTTATCCATTAACCCGGTTTGTATGTTCCCCAAAACCCGGTCGATTAAAACCGGGTTGGGAATTATAGGGGTTGTTCTCTTATTCGTTGCCATATAATACGTTTTTTGCTTTCTTCATTAAGTCCGGGAATATATATTGCCAAATCAACGCCGCAATATTTTCGTCCGTCAATCCCAATATTTGCCGCCCGTACTTTTTTATTAAGTCCTCCGTTTTGAAATCCGACGCTTTTATTTCAAACTGTTTGTCGCCGACTTCCAAAAAAAACGACGCTTCAAAATCCCCGGTATCCCGTAACGTTACCCGGTTTGTCGGTTGTCCCTTTTCCTCCTTTATGGCTATCGTCAACGGCGAATACGGGGCGTAATCCATAATATCCACGCCCAAACGGTTAATACCTTGTTCAAACAATTGTTCCTCGGCATTCATATCAACAATATAGGCGTCATTGTCCCAAATGATTTGTTGAATGTATGCGCCGGACGATAACCCGTTGTTGAACGTGGCAACCCGGTTGCGTAAATCCTGTATTGACTTTAACCCCGCCATAATCTTACGTTGTCCGGTATTTTACACCGTGGTTATTACAAGTAAGGCAAATACGGTCGATACCCTGCGTATCCAACCGCAACGCCTCGTATGCTTTTTTAAGGTCATAACCCAAACCGCCGGGGCGACCCTCAACGTTGCCGTCCAATTCGTAAAGAATTTCCAACCGGGTTGCGTTTACTTGGTTCCGGTTTACCTTAACATCGGGGTTCATTGCCAACGTGCGCAACATGATTGCGGCGACCTGTCGTTGGATAACCGTTTGGAAAATTTGCCTTTCCTTAATGATAAAATCCGTTAGGTCGCAACCAACGGTTATTTCGCAATTCAACCCGTAATTCTGCGTATTGGTGTACATCGTCAACGCAATATCCCACAACTCCGGGTATTCGTCGAATGTTTCCGGGGCGTTCATCATAAACGGGGATACCTGTAAATACTTGGTTATTTCCCGCCAACGCTCCAAATCAACGTAACCCGTACACGTCCCGCACGGCTCCCGGCTCCAATCCTTTGTCATGTTAATTGCCTGCATCCCGGCGGGCAAATCGTTTTGGTTGTAACAAAGGAACCACGACCCCCCGGCGTTGTTTCCGGTACTGATATACGGCAAATAACAATCTTTCAACGGGAACCATTGAAAACCGCCGTTTGTCTGCGTAAAATTCAAATCAAACGTCTTTATCGGGTCAATTTGGGACGAATGGAAAAGATACATACGAACAACCCCGGTTGCGCCCGTCATTTGCAACCCGATTTGTTCGATTTTCATTGTTACGCCCATAGAACGAACCGGGACAATTTCAAACCCGACTAATTTATGATTATTCGGCAACGTCGCCCGGATACGTCCCGCACCGTCAAAGAACGTGCGCCGCTCCAACAGGCTCTTTGTTTCCTTATCCAATCCCTTTATTTGCGTGAATGTTTGTACCATTTGCGCAATACCGTTACGGGTTAACCGCTCCAAATAATCGGAAATGAAATTGTACGGTTGCCAATAGGGGTTGCCGTAATCGTCGTTAAAATCGCTTTCGGTCGGTTCCTCGTTTTGGTTGTCCTGTGCCGCAATCCAAACTTTGTTGTTTTGGCGAACCTTTGCCCCGGCTTTGTATTCCGTTGTCATATTCCAAAGCGGATATTGAAAAACGAAATCATCCGGGACGATTGCCCGGACATTATCCAAAGTAACAAGGGGGTGCGCACCTTGAAACGTCAAACCGCTTTCCGTCTGCGTTAAATTGTCGTCTATCGCCTTTGCCGGGTCGTATGATTGTTCCCACCCGACGACGTGCAATAATGCGTCCTGTATTTCTTTTAATCGATACATCTGCGTTTGAAATAAATAAGGGGGCGGGGATAACCACCCCGTCCCCTCGGTTTAACAATTCGTTATGCTCCGGCGTTATGCGCCACCTCCGGCGGGAAATTCCCCGGCGTTGGTTACATATACAGGCATACCCAACGGTTCGTTTGGATTGCGGGCGGCAATCTCGGCTTTGATAATCGGGTTTGCCACAGTATCCGGGTTGCTGTTGTAAGCAACCATATACGCCACGTCAACGGAAAATCCGAAATACTCCTTAACGGCGCACGTCAAATCGGCGGTTGCGGCGCCCATGATTGCGGACTGGTCGCCAACGGCGGTGTAATAGTGCGAACCAACGGGCAAATCAATGTACGGCAAACGTACAACGTCCCATTCGTGGAAATTCGCACGGGTGCGGCGCAATGCCTCACGGTCAACACGGGTAAGGATACCAACATTACCGTCAGCAACGGCAAACATGGTTCCCATTTTGCCCGCTTCGTCGGTTACGTTGTTCGTGTAGTGCAAAACCTTGTTGTCGTACTCCATGCGCTTGTTTACGTCGTTGTAAACGCCATGTTGCGCAAGTTTACGGATAAGGCTATCAACCCCGGCGTTGGCGATAATGTGGATATATTCCGGGTAACAGTTAGCCCGCATAATCGGGTTAATATCGCCCAAAATCTCGGTCGCCATTTGGGTTGGAACCTGTACCACGTTGCCCGCCTGCGTGTAGTTAAGCAACGTTTTGAACACCTGTGTTTTGTTTGCCTCCAATGCGGCAACGGCTCCGACGTCCAATTTGTCCGCCAAAGCCCGGCACGTCTTTTCCATTTTGCGCAAAAAGTCGTGTTCGTAGGAAATTTCGTTGTTCATGTAGGCGGCGGGAACCATTGTAAAGCCAATGGCATAAGTCGCCCAAACAACCGTTACCAATGCGGACGTATTTTCATCGTCAGCGATAACGCACGAACGGACATTGCTAACCTGTACATCGCCGTCGTAATTGATAACGGGTACTTGTACCGTGTTACCAATGGACGCAAACGCACGGTCACGCAAATTGGGGTTAATGATTGAGGACGGGGCGTTGGTTTGCTCAATGAAAAAATCCAATGCGCCATACTCACACGGGCGGGTCATATTACGGTCTAATTCCGGGTTTTCAATCCGCCAATTTTGCAATCTTGTTGCTACTAATGACATAATGTTAAAAATTTAATTGTTATTAAATGCGGGTTTACCCTTTACCCGTGATTGTTTACTTTTCCGGCAATGCGGCAATATTGTTGTCCTGCCATGCCTGTTTCATTGCGGCGTCGAACTTTTCGGAACCCGCCGTTAAACCCTGCGCCATAAGGTTTGCGGCGATTGCTTCGTAAGCCTCGACACGGGTTTTTGCGCCCGTTATGTCAATGGTTGTTCCGCCACCACCGCCGGAACCGCCCGCCGGGGGAACCGTTCCGCCGCCTCCGGCTTGGCGTCCCTTATCCAAAATACCCATTGTTTCCAATTCCTTTGCCAACAGGTCGCCGGGGGTGTACGGGTTCAACTGATTGTTCGGGTTACGCATAATTGCGCCGCTTTCGTCCTTAAAAGCAATGATTTTGCCGCCTTTGCCGTCGTCGATATATTCGGGGTTCATACCCTTGATTTTGTCGATTGCTTGCGCCAACAAAACCTTTGTTGCGCTTTCGGGCAATCCCGGTTTGAATTTCAACCCGGCGGTTGCCGTCTGCAATGCGCCCTCGATACGGACGCCGAACAATTCCGTTTGGAATTTCTTTTCGGCTTCATCGTACTTGCTTTTGAGGTCGTTAAACTGTGTTGTTACCGCCGTTAAATCGGCTTTCGCCTGTTTCAAAGCCTTTGCGGTTTCCGCATCGCTCGCACCGTCGGCAATTGCCTTTTCCAAACGTGCCTTTTCTTTCGTCAGACTGTCGATTTGGGTTTGCAATGCGCTTGCGCTTTCCGCTTTGGTTTTGAACTCGGCGACCACACGTTTTGCGTAATCAAACGTCTTTTCGGTTCCGTTCTTTGCTATACCGGACGCCGCCAAAATATCGGCATCCAATCCGCCGTAAATTTCGCCCGTCTTTTTGGCGATA